ATTGTAACATCAGATGGATCAAAAATCAAGTTCCCGCCCGAACCCATTGTGATGTCTACTGCCCATGCTGGAGCAGCAAGAAATAATGTAGCAAGAAATGCAAATAATACTTTCATTTAATCCTCCAAATACTTTTCGATTACTTCGATACGTTCTTCTTCTTTTGCAATTGCATCAATCTGATCCTGGATTGCACCAAGAACGTCAGGATGCTCACCAATACCTACAGGGTTTGCTAGGTATATCTCAATATTCATTTTTGCTTTCTTAATGTTCCCAATGGCAAGTGCCTTGAGAGCATCTAACATTTCTCTTCTCATAATTAGTCTACCAATGTACCGTGTGCTCTACGAATCTCTCGCAATGCTTCGAGATTCATATCTTTTGTTCCCCCATCATAGGGATGTGCATAACCTTCTGTGATCATTTGTTCGTTAAGCGACAGGTCTCCATCCCCAATATAAAGCCAACCGAGAAGACGCCCGTATTTACCAACACCCCCATCAAGTTCAGTACGGATAATAAGATCATCATCGCCAGAAATCGCCCCTTCCAATTTTGCTTGGAGCCAGTAGGTTGCGTCGATTCCAAGTGCCTTCTCCTCTAAGTTTCTCGTCCTTTTCTCCGGCGTATCAACTCCTGCAACTCTAACTCTTTCTTTCTTGTATAGATCAAACCCGAGGTCAATAGTAACATCAATAGTATCGCCATCGACCACCCTGTTAATTTCTATTACTCGAAAATTGTAACAACTCTTTCGACTTGGGGGTGTCATTGCTGCCATAATTCCCACTCCTTTAATGCGTTTTTGAGAACATCCTCTACTGGAGTTCTTTTCTTTTCTGCTTCATACTGTCTGATTTTATCAGTCAGCACACCGATACTCTGCTCTTCTTTAAATTGCTTTGCATCAGCAGCAGTTACAAAACCAATCAGTGTGATAGCAGAAGCAATAACTGCACCAGCACCCCATACCCATTTCTCAAGTTTACGAACTCTTTCACGGAGTCCTTCTTGCGTTTTCTCAGCTTCCTCAATCCTGTGTAATAGGAGTGCTATCTGCTGGTCCTGATTCGCGTCCTTCTCGTTGATCTGATCCATGTTCAAGCTCAGCAAATGCCATACTCATAATGGTATATATGTAATAAGTTACTCCAACAAGCAATATTATTAAAATTATAATAACACTCCACACTGGATCACTTACACGATCAAGGGGTCTCAATATTAAATTCATTTTTTAACAGGCCAGGTCAATTCCATCCCTACAGTAAGTAGTATTATAAAAGCAAATACAAATAAAGAACTCATAAATTAAAATCAATTTTTGAACTTGGCACAAGTTGTTGTGCAATCTTATCTCTCAATGCGTTAATACGCTCTTCATCATATTGTTTAAAGTTACCCCTCTTCTCTACTTTTTTATAGTAGTGAAGTGAGTTTAGGATTATTGTGTAATCCTCTATATCTATATCAATCCTCATCGCATTCCATTTGCATTGTTGCTATTTCCGCACCTACATCTGCACCAGTATCTTGACCTAACATTACCATCCAACCAGATATCAACCAACCAACATATGGGATACCTGTAAAGATTGGAGCAATACCTGATGCAACACTAGCACCTACCATTCTTCCGGTTGATTCTCCAGCGCCCTCCGCTTTGATGCATGCCAGGTTTTGAGCAGTTAACTTTCCCTCAGCACCTCCTAGATGCCTTGCCCCATCCATTGTATATTCTTCTTCAGTTACAATTACTGAGTTGCCGCCAATACCAAACAACCCATTGTTCTTATTAATATTTCTCCTAACTCCCATGACCTTGGGATCATTAGAACTATATTCTATACTGTATCCGTCTTTACCTGCTTCTACACTATATGAGGTATAGTCACCCACAGGTAAATTTATGATAGGAAGTTTATCCCTACCAATAAGATGTCCCAATAAACCAATATGAGCGACACCGAACAGTGTTCCTACTGTCAGTGCCGCCCACTTAAATGGAGATTGTTTGTTAATCATAACTTACATTTTGTAAGGTTCTTCTGCCTTCTCAACCTTCAGAGTTACAGGTGCTTGCTCGATACGGAGAGTCTGATGTGGTGCAGTTTGTGCTGCTTTCTCAATCAGTTTTTCCATCTGGTCCTTAGTGATAGCAGATCCGCCACCACTACTACCACTTTCACCTGCTTTCTTTGCTGCCTGAACGCCAAAAGTCGCAAGCACCCCAGTAAAGACACTTGCGATAAAAGTTGGATCTAGTTTTTGCTCGGGAATACCCAGTGCTGGTGGAAGTTTGATGTACGCCAACGTGAGTATTCCGCCACTCCAAACAAGGATGCCAAGCCTAACAAAAGTAGAAAGTATAGCAAGCTGCTCTTCTTTATCATCTGCTGCCTCTTTGATTTTACCTAGTAAACCTTTCTTCTTCTCGTCAGGTTTCTTGACTTCTTCTGGCATATTTAATTGGTAAGGCAACTCTATTTAGAGAGATAACCTTTTTCAACCAAGTATTTACGTGTCAATGGTGTTGGTTCGTAGTCAGTCCACATGGTTCCACGGGCACAAGACTCAAGTGCCTTAGCAGTCATACCTTCAGTTTTACCTGCCCAGTATGCTTCTTTCTCCCAGGGAATTGCTCCAGGTTGATCTCTGTATGTTGATTTTACAATCTCTTGATACAGTGGAGGAACAGAATCTTCAGGCAGAATGATAGCAATCAGAGAGTTATCAATAGTACCTGCCATGCAATCCTGTGCTGCATGCCATCCTTCATGACGCATAACACTCATCAACATTCCAGGTCGATTCATGTATGCTTTATTCAAGAAGAAATTATTACTAACAGTATGATATACCCCACGGTGTCCCACAGGGAAATACTTTTGGTCTGCTAGAAAAACCTTAGCTCCGACTTTATTAAGTGATCCGATAAGAGAATTAAACTCAACAGCAACAATGTCGTAGTTAGTAGCAGGTATCTCAGAATTGATATCTGAGATGGACTTAACTTCATTGATATCTTCTATACATTCTTGAAGCAACATGCATCCCATAGAATGCATTGTAAAGTACTCACTATCTTTGAGGGGGGCGGAATGGACAGGTAGGGCAACCGCCGCCGCAACAACCGCCGCTGTAAATAATCTTTTCATTTGTAGTATGCCTCATAGTATTTGACAATTCCATTACTATTTACATGCCCTTGAGAAACCCAATCGTGACAGCAATTTTGGATACTCTCCATACTACAGACTGGTTCACCATTTTCTTGAGTTAGACCACCATACTTATTGAGAAGAATACTGTAAACTTGTTGTCTCAGTTCCAGTCTTTCTTCAGAGTATCGCCAATCTCCAACCATACCTTCTGCCTTTAACTTTTTATAGTTATAACATCCATCAAATGTAGTTTGAATTTTTAGTGCTTTAGATTCCGTCATGATAACTAACGTGTCCGTTCCAATAGAGATAACTCCAAGTTTTTTTTGGTGGGGGATATGTTTCCCAGATTGGAGTATCTGAGTTACATGCTTCTAATGCGTCAACAGTCATCCAAGGACTGGTCATTGCTAGGACTGCTTCTCGTTCAATCCTAACAGTATCAGGATCGAATCCATATCGGTCAAAGGTGTCTTGAACAACATCAGCAGGAATTACATCCCATGCAAGCATAGGCATAATATCTGAGTTGTGCATACCACCACCCATACAATCTTGAGCAGCATGCCATGCTTCATGACGCAATGCTTCGATGAACATTTCAGGTTCATCAGTATATCCCTTATTCAGATATATCGTATTCGAGTCAGCGTAATACAATGCATGATAATCATCCACAAAATACTGTGGATTTGATGCATAAACCTTGACTCCCATCTGATTAAGATTAGTCAGGATAGTCCTAACCTCATCATCATTATAATAATCAAGAACATTTACTGGGTCTACACCAACAGTACATTTTTGCCTTCGCATGCAATCCATTGCTTCATAAGTATAGAAGACAGTTTCTTCCTCTTGATGTGCAAGTGTAGGAAAGATTAGTGCAACTGAAGCAAGTAGACTGAATAAAAGTGTTTTCATAATAAAAAATTCAATTTTTAATTAAGTTACATTCTCTTGGAATGTTTCTGATCCACCTTGATTTAATGTATTACTATTTTTAGTAGATATTTCGTACATTACTTGATGAATATTTTCTGGTTCATTATTTACTTTCCAAGAACCACCAACTCCTCCATCCATATTCACACTGATATCATCAGCAATTTCTTTTTGTTGTTCACTCATAGTCGGTTCTCCAAACCAAGCATCATTTTTAAGAATTGATGGTGCAGGAACACCAACATAAGGTTGAGTGAATGTTTTACAATCAACTGTTTCCTCGTCAATTGAACATTCTATTTTAGTTGTTGAAATACCAACAACGTTTTTGATAAGAGACTTGAAGCGACTGATCATGACTGCCAGTGATGATGATAGAAGTTTCCTTTACGATCACACATTGGATCTTCTGCAACTACACGATAAGGCAACATACGTTGTCCTTTGAAACTGGTTCTGTCTCCAATAATCGAGTATGCTTCCATAAGTTTTTCTGTGTTCTTTAACCTAGCAACAACACTAGGTTTAGCAGCTGGACGACGGTAAATAAAACCTTCGTATTGTCCAGGAGCATAAACTACGTCAGCAACATTGTTAGGGAATGCCGGAGAATTAACTCTATTAAGAATGGAAACTGCAACGCAGTATTCATCGTTAGTTCCAGTTGCTGCCTCAACCTGCACTGCTCGTGCAAGATGGTCATAATCAACGGCACTCAGTGCCAAAATAGTTTCTAAAATCATAAGTTAAAAAAAGGGGGGCAATGCCCCCCACACGATACAATATATCAGTATATCAGAAGGAGTACTTGACACCCAACTTACCACCGTAACCGTTGTTATCGGAGTCGTCAGCAGTCAGGAACGACAGCTCACCATATACTCCAAGTTGGTCGGTTACAGGAACGCCAACACCTGCCTTACCAGAGAACTGAGTCTCGCTTTCTTCACCGTCAACAGCGATGATTGCAGGACCCGCTTGCACGTAGTATGAAGCAGCGCCCAGGTCGCCTTCGTATCCTACGTGAAGATCTGTCGTGGCAGCAGAGTAGTCATCTCCAACCCAACCAGCATTGGTTTCGACGTTGACGTATGGACCTGCAAGGGCAGCGCCTGCGGACATGGACAGAGCAGCAGTTGCTGCGAATACAGATTTGATCATTTGAATTACCTTTAGTTACTTGCGGAATGGTTACCCGCAGATGAATAGAGACATCGACTTGTCTCGTTGTGGATATTATAGCACAGATTCGAGGCGATTAGTTGAGGCGTTGAAACTGTAACAGTTCGTAATGCGCGTCACGAATAGGTATTTATACATTGTTCGTAACGTACTTTTCTAGTATAACCGAACTTTCTTGTGGTGTCAACCCCTATACTCTTCAAGAGCATTCAAAACATAGTTCAGATATCGGTGTGCCAATTCTTTCTCTGCCTGGAAGGGTGTTTTTTCTTCGTCAATCTGATGCTTCAGTTTCATGACACGACACTTGAGTTCATCCTTGGATACAAAATTCTTAGACATCGATGTTTTTAGCGACATATTATTTACTATTCAAAAATAGGTCTAGGAGTTTTTCTTAACT